TGTCGTCGAACCTGTCGTCGAACCTGTCGTCGAACCTGTCGTGGAACCTGTCGTCGAACCTGTCGTCGAACCTGTCGTCGAACCTGTCGTCGAACCTGTTGTGGAACCTGTCGTCGAACCTGTCGTCGAACCTGTCGTCGAACCTGTCGTGGAACCTGTCGTCGAACCTGTCGTCGAACCTGTTGTGGAACCTGTCGTGGAACCTGTCGTCGAACCTGTTGTGGAACCTGTCGTCGAACCTGTCGTCGAACCTGTTGTGGAACCTGTCGTCGAACCTGTCGTCGAACCTGTTGTGGAACCTGTCGTCGAACCTGTCGTCGAACCTGTCGTCGAACCTGTCGTCGAACCTGTCGTCGAACCTGTCGTAGAACAAGAACAAAAACCATAACCAAAATCCAAAAAGAACATAAAGACATCTCATCAATTAATAACAACACCAATCAGAAAATATAAATGTCTATCATAAACTTAGAACAAATTCGTTTCCCAAAAGATTTCCGTCCTATTTTTGAATTCCCACCTCCGGTATCCAAAAATAATTCTCAAACCCAATCCCAAAACTCAAAAAACAAAAATGAAATCTACATCGCCATTCCGTGTGGAAAAAAAGCACATTTATGGTTTTCCAATGATGGAAATGAAAATGGTTGTTTTTTAATCTATAATCAAGCATTGAAACTGAGCAAAATTATCCCAAATCCAACAAAAAAACAAGAAGAAAATGAAATACAAAAAATAGACATCGGCTATGTAGAAGACAGCACCTATTTTCATGGCACCCTAATATCAGGAACATTGGTTTATCCTCCAAACAGCAGACATCAAGGTGAAAACGAATATTTTGTTGCCGATGACATGCTTTATCATAAAGGATTATCTCTCACAAAATTTACTTTTTGCGAAAGATTAGAATATTTGGTTTCATTCATGAATAAAAAAAAGGCGTCACAAACCCAACATGATAACTATGAGCATGACGTCAAACCTATAAAACAAAAAAAATACAATTTGGTCTTTGCCTACATGAAAGGTAAAAATGAAAAAACAATTCTTCCAAGATATGTCATACATCATTGGCAAAGTCGTGTGTTTGATGAATGCCAACCTCATCAATATTTGAGGTCTGAACCCATCCCACCACCTACACCAACCAATTCTCAAACCATGTCTCAAATCCAAAATCCACCACCACCCAATTCTCAAACCCAAAACCAAAACCACCGACATTCCTCCTCGATTTACAATGAAAAAGTGATTTTCAAAGTAGTTCCAGAAAACAACTGGGATGTGTATTCACTTTATGCATTAGATGAGAATCAATATGAAGTTTTATACGGAAACGCAGGAATTTTTTCATACGAAACCAGCCAAATGTTAAATCACCATTTCACAAAAAAATTCCCAAAAACCTTAGACGAAATTGAGGAAAGTGACGACGACGAAGAACGAGAAACCAAAACAGAAACCAAAACAGAAATCGATAATCTTTTCGAGTGCGTTTTTTCAGCCAAGTTTAGGAAATGGGTTCCAATATCCCCTGTTACCCAAAATAAAAAACCAGTTTACATATATTTACTAAACCCTATATCAAACATAAAATCTCAAACCTTAAAACATAATCCAATACATAAATCTCATACTAGAATATAAACAAAATGGCAGATTATAATTCATCCGGTCTTATCTTAAATCAATCTGAATTACAGTCCAATGGTTTGAATACTCCACCGAATTTATACATGTCCACAGGCGTTGGAGGAGGAAAAAAGAGGAAAACCCAAAAAGGAATGAAAAAAGGAGGAGATTGTGATTGCAATAACAGCATTATCAAAGGAGGCAAAAAACAACGAAAAACAAAATCTTCCAAAAAAGGTGGTAAAAAACAAACAAAATCAAAGAAAACAAAAAGCAGCAAAAATTAATCATCATGGTAAAAAGTTATTTTTTATGACCTAACATAAAATAAAAAATAACTAGAAAGTGTCTAAAGCCCAATCAACGTCATATCTGAACATTCCTTCAAATAACGTTTGGAACAAGTTTCCACCAACAATCCATTCGCATATATTCCATAATTCATATAATAATCCTCATTCTCTAATGCAATATGGTAAATTAAATAATCACCTGAAGCCTCAAAGATCACGGCTTTTTCGTCAACACAGGCAGGAAGACGGTATTTCTTATCTGTAACATAAATATCGCCATTGGTTTCAATGGTTTTCTCACGCTGTTTGTCAGAAGAGAATCGGTCCACCAAAATGGAATGACATCCGGTAAGGACCAAATCCTCTAATATTTCAGGATATTGGTCTTGTCGGTAAACAAATAATTGTTTCTTATTTCGTTCATGTGAAGCGTCATGTGTGAGCACTTTTTTACCAATCATATGAATGGCCTTGTATTCGTTTCTGAAAGTCTTTACCAAATCCCCCTTTCGTAAATACTGAACTGGAATGTAACCCTTGTCAGTTAAAATTTTAGTATCTTTTTTGAAACATGGAGGGGTGAGTATGATTGGTGGTGGTGGTGGTGGTGGTGGTGGTATATAAAAACGTCCAATACTTTGTGGTGATGTGCCTGATATTGGTGTATAAATATATGTTTCATTGAAAGTTAACCCACCTGGACGACTCAATCCATCAGAGGATGTTTTCCAGTCTGAAACATAGATAGATGGGTCTGATAATGTTATTTTACTAATTGTATTTCCAACCCAACTGGAAACATATAAATAACCATTATTAGTTACTATTCCTACTGGATAATCTAATAAATTATTCGCAGAAATTGCTGATGCCCAATTATAAATGATAATAGGTGATTCAGATATAAAAATTTTACTAATTGTATTATTACCAGCATTCGCAACATACAAATAACCATTATCGATACATAATCCAAAAGGTTGATTCAATCCTGTTACCCAATTATTAATAAATGAATCATCACTTTTTGATATTCTAGTAATAGAGGAATCAGAATAAATCGCTACATAAATATAGTTATCATCTTGTGCTAATCCTTGTGGACTAGATACCCCGATATTTATAGTGGTTGATACTGCAGAATTTGATAATAAAAATTTACGAACATTTGATTGATAACTATCTGTAACATATAAATAACCGTTATATACAATAGCAGCTTGAGGTTTATTGGTAGATACCCAGTTTGAATTATTAATCGTTCCATTTAAATTCAATTTAATAATTCTATTATTATGTAGATCTGGATAATAAATGTAATTTCCATAAAATGCTATATAACCAACATTCGCATTATAAAAATTAGTAGCAGACCAAACGGGGTCATCTCTAATTTCTGGTAAATAAAATTTCCCAACAGTAGTATTGTTAGGTGTGTATACATAAAAATAATCATCATAATAAGCTACATCACGAATGGGGTTAATTAAGTCTGTTTTCCAACCAAATACTACGCTTGAATCTGAAATGGATGTTTTAGTAATCGTGCCATTACTATTTCCTTTATATAAATAAGAACCTATCGCTAATATTCCATAATCACTGGTGTAATACAAATTGCTTGGAGTAACTTCTACATTTGAATTTTTAGTAAATGTTACAAACAATGCGCTTGGAGTCTCTTTAAAATATAAATTATTACTGCTTGGATTACTTATTAATATTCTACTAATATATCCAGAAAAAACACATGCTACATATAAATAAGTTCCGTCCGTAATAATTTTTCTTCCTCCGCTTGAACCATCAAGTGATGCCCAATTATATGTAATAGATTTGTCTGATATTAAAATTCTAGTAATTGTATTAAAACTAGAAACATATAAATATCCATTATAACCAACGCAACTATTAGCACCACCATAATCAGGATCATTTAGTGTAACCCAATTACTATCAACCATAACACCATCTAAATTTATTCGTTTTATTACATTACTATTTTGAAAATATAAATAATCATCATAAAAAGCAATGAATGGATAAACATTGTTATTAAGATTAGTTAACCAATTCGGATTATCAGACATATTTTATATTATGTAAATATAATATCTTTAATATTTTTATATCACATTTATGTTTATTTTTATATATCTATTTTAACTATTATATAACCCAAAACCAAAAGATGAATAAAATTATTATTTTTATCATTGTTATTTTAGTGTTTCTATTGTCTTGTATCGTAATATTTCAATTGTTAAATCAGAGAAATGAAATCAAAACCCAATACATTTTAGATAAAGAAGAACATAAAAAAAAGAAACTCCAATATGCCATGGAAGGTCTTTCCATCTTATCCTCCGACAAAACCACAGAATCAAAAAATATTGCTACACAAATCGCAAAACAATACAAACAATTATCAACATATCAAATGACCACTCAAAACAATGATTCCACTTTGAACCAATTGTTTATTTTTTCATCCTGGAACACGGCTTGTTCTGGAAAATACGTAAGTACTGACCAAATTACAAATGTAATTGCATCCGGATGTCGCATGCTTCAATTCACCGTTTCAAATTTCGGTTCGATTCCAACCATTTTTGGTGAATTTTCAGATAACGCGAATCAAGGTGTATTATTAGAGGATGCCCTACAAACTTGTATGAATAAATCCTTTACCTATTCTTTAAGTATACCAACAAATACCGGGAATGAAACAATAAATTTGACCAATTATAACGACCCATTGATTGTCATGATTAGTTTCAAATATTTTACGACTGCAGATTTAACAAAGTACAACGAGACTAAAAATACAAACTCGACACAACCAATCCCAACCTATGACCTAACGTTTTTCAATAAATGTGCAACCAGTATCAAAACCAAATTCAATAATCGTTTATATATTGATACCAATGAAACAGCCGTGCCCATCGACCAAACCGTCTTAAAATCACAACTTAATCAAAAAGTAGTGATTGTGATAGATATTACTGGTTTGAGTAGTTCTCAATTAGCCGTTTTTGAAACATCCGACTTATATATAAAAAATACCAATTTGGTAACAGGTAATAAAGAAGGTATTATCATCTATCCTTTGGCGGATTTAATCGCAAGCCCATATAAAACTGTTAATACGGAGGCTATCAATAAAAATTTAATCATGGCTTTGAATGAAACAACAAAAAATCCTTCCCTGAGTGATTTTGTAAAGTGTTCTTTTTATCAAAATTGCCAAATGATTCCTCTCCTTTTCTATCACAGTGATTTCGTAAATATAATGCAATTTTTCCAACAGAATAATTCCGCCTTTCTTTCACAACAAACCGTTAACAATGAGATTATCACACCCAATAGTACTGCGGTAATGTTTTAGTACAGTGACCTCGAATCTTATAAAAATTTACAAACATAAATTTTTATATCTCCGTATATAAAAGTTTTCACAAATATCCTCATGCCCACCCTGAAACCGAAAACTGAAAACCGAAAACCGAAACCCTTATTTAATAAGGCAAGGCAATATATTCCCAATCCAGATGTTCGCATAATTTTTCCCATATTTCATCCATATTCAGGCGTTTTTTTGGATTTTTCATCATCGGAATAAAAGGTAAATATTGGTGCTGTCCCAGTAACACACAAAGTTGATACAAAACATACGTATAATTGAAAAAATTGGTACGATTTGGTGGACAATATAATGCCCAAGGTTTCTGAATTTCCATAAACAATACACAGAGGGTATCGTATAATTCTTTTTGCATTTGTGGAGGTTCGATGCCAAAAATAGAATTAATTAATTGAATATGTTCGAAATATTGGTTATAACCTAGGGTGCGTAAAATCTCACGCATTTTATCATAATCAATTTGAGAAATATCTGTAATCCTCTCCTTTCGAATCCGGTTTGCAATGTTGTTGACAATTTCTTCTGGTATTTTCGTAGTTTCCTTGGCTTGAAATTGAGATAATATTTCCTTGAAATGAATGAGTCGGTCATAGGTAGTATAAGTGACTTCCCCTGGTGCTTCATTGTTGAAATTTTTCTGTGTATTGACATATTGTAGAGTGAAATGCCCGCAAACATGGCAATTATACGTTCCTTCCTCCTCATTGATTACATATTCACCTTTCCCACAATTCTCACACATTTCCGATGTAATCATGGTATCTTGAATGTTAGGAATTTCATTACAGACATTTTTCCAATATTTATGCAAATTTCGCTGTTTGATTTCATTGTAAAATGTTTTATGATTTTCATGGTCATCCTTGCCGTCTTTGCCGTCTCTGCCGTCCTTGCCATCTTTGCCATCTGTATTGATTCTGGTATTCTTTTCTTCTTCCGATTTGATTTTGAATAATTTATTGAATAATTGTCGGTTTTTAGATTCCACGACAGGTTTGGTATCGTTCGACCCAGAATCCGCTTTTCCACCCCCTGAGATTTGCTTTTTATCTTCAAAATATTTGAAAATAAAATCCGCGTTTTCCATAATGTATCTCTTTTTACGACCTTCCCATTCCTTTATTTTTTCCAAACATTCATCCGCTTTTTCTTTCCATTCATACAATAATTCTTCTTTCTCATGATGCCCTAAACTTCCGAATTTCAAATCCCAATCTGGAGCGATTTTCTTGATTTTGATAATATATTTCTTGTATTCCATATTCCATTCTGGTATTTTATCGTCTATTTCACGAAACAATCGCATGGTTTCATTATGTTTTTCATCGATGGATTTTACAGTATGTTCCGGAGGAGGTAATGGTTTCTTTTTTTTTCTTACTGTTTTAGATGGCAAAGGTATTGGAAGCGGCATAATGTCATTTTTGTTCATTTTCTTCGCCACAGGTTTTGCGATTTTTTATAATTATATTTATAAATTTTATTTTTCACTTTTTTTCGAATGTTTGATACACTATACATATGTCTAGATTTTATATCACTTGAAATAATCAAAAACCCCGAACCCAATCCCAATAAAACGCCTAAAGTCCCTTCCAATGGAAATTCAAACGCACTTGGTCATTTTTAGTCTATCCTTTTGTGTCACTTTTTCAACAATGGGTATCAAAAATAGGATACAACTTATTCAACAAATATTCTCATACCCACCCTATTACAGAAACATGATACAACACAAAAAACCAGAAAAAAAAAAGAGTTTAGTCAAGATACTTTAGGAAAAATGTTTTATTAGAATATATCTTCTTCTTTTTTATTAATAAACTCTCACATCAAAAATGGCTGGTGCCCTTATGCAAATCGTCGCCTATGGCGTCCAAGATCAAGCCCTTACCGGCAACCCTGACATCACCTTCTGGAAAGTCAGTTTCCGTAGACACACCAACTTCGCCATGGAAAGTATTGAACAAACTTTCCAAGGCCAAGCCGACTTCGGTCGTCGTGTAACTGCCATCGTTTCAAGAAACGGTGATTTAGCTTACCGCACCTATTTACAGGCAACTCTTCCTGAAATCAACCAAAGTATGGCTGCATCCGGAACTCAAGGTGTTTTTGCACGTTGGTTAGATTACATCGGTGAACAATTAATTTCCACCGTTGAAGTCGAAATTGGAGGTCAAAGAATTGACCGTCAATATGGTGATTTCATGCACATCTGGACTCAATTAACCCAAACTGAGGAACAGAAACGTGGATACTACAAGATGATTGGTCACACCACTCAACTTACCTACATCACCGATCCTCAATTCGCCAACATCAACGGACCTTGTTCCGCCAATGGTGGCCCAGGACAAGTTTGCGCTCCAAGAAACGCACTTCCTGAAACTACCCTTTACATTCCTCTTCAATTCTGGTTCTGCCAGAATCCTGGATTAGCACTACCACTTATCGCCCTTCAATACCACGAAGTCAAATTCAACCTTGATATCCGTCCTTTAGGTGAATGTTTATGGGCAGTTTCCGCATTAAACACCGGAAACGGAAGTAACTTACAAGTAACTTCTGCCTACCAACAATCCCTTGTTGCCGCTTCCCTTTACATCGACTATATCTTCCTTGATACCGATGAGCGCAGAAAGATGGCACAAAACCCTCATGAATACCTAATTGAACAACTTCAATTCACTGGTGATGAATCAGTAGGTTCATCCTCCAACAAAATCAAATTGAACTTCAACCACCCATGTAAAGAACTTATCTGGGTTGTTCAACCTGATACCAACGTTGATTACTGCTCATCCTTCCTTGGAGGCTCCAACCTTTTCAACACCCTTGGTGCTCAGCCATTCAACTACACTGATGCCCTTGATGCCCTTCCAAACGCCATCCATGCATTCTCTGGACCTTCTGAAGTTGACGGTGCTAACGCATTCATCAACTCCTCAGGTCTTTTCCAAATGCCTGGTGCCATCGATGCCACCTCAGGTCTTGGCGGACAAACTTGGGACGGAAGTAACTACCTTCCTTTCGAACCAAACCAAGCTCAAGGTAACGGAAATGGTTCCACTGTCTCTGATGCCGGTGCTTTCGTATTAGCCGAAACCGCTCTTGACATGCATTGCTGGGGTGAAAATCCAGTTGTTACTGCCAAGTTACAACTTAACGGACAAGATCGTTTCTCTGAACGTGAAGGATCATACTTTGACCAAGTCCAACCTTGGCAACATCATACCCGTGCCCCTGATACCGGCATCAACGTATATTCTTTCGCATTAAAACCTGAAGAACATCAACCATCAGGCCAATGTAACTTCTCCCGTATCGATAACGCCACTTTACAACTTGTCCTTTCCTCCAACACTGTTGCCGGAACTGCCACCGCTAAAGTCCGTGTCTATGCCCGCTCATACAATGTCTTACGTGTCATGGCAGGTATGGCAGGTACTGCCTATGCAAATTAGGCCTTCCGTCAGTCGGAGAACGCGATGTGTTTATGTGTGTTTTCATATACATTCGCATTTATTTTACATAAAAATCCATCTAAAATCCATAAAAAATACAAAATTCACATAAAAATCCAAATAAAAATGATAAAATAAAAACGACCATAAATATTTTACTTTCCAACAACGGAAAATAAAATAAACCCAGAAGTCTTGTATCCAATTCTATTTCCAATCCAGAAACAGATAATATCCATGATACCCAATTACTGTAAAAGCCAACATTAAAGCAAATTCATAAAAATAAGACGGTGTTTCAACACCATGATATCCAATTAGAACCAAAACAGGCGCAATAATCAACATATGAAATAAACTGATCCAAGGGGTTTTACCCAATTGTAATTTCTTATACATTTCATACCCTTGATAAAAGAATACAAAAAATCCTAAATAAAATAAAACAGAATACAACCAAACAGGTATTTTATTTTTTTTGATAGCCACATACAAAAGAAGGGTCCCGAAAATAAGAATATGCAACAAATGAATGAGAGTTAGTTTATCCATTATATTATAACCCATTTCCGAAAACTCTAAACCAATTTCCGTTCCATTTTATAAAAAAGCGGGTCCACGTTTTTCGAAACAACACCACCACATAGCGGAAATTCCGTATCCCCATAAATATCCCGCAACAACAACCATTCCATCATCCCACCCAAATAACAAAAGGTATTCCCAAACCCAAGGCTGCGCAATAATTTCACTTTTTTCAATACACTCTCATCCCCACTTCCCTGGCCATAAACGACAATTAATACATCGTCCAGTCCAAGCATCATTCCATCTTCCGAATGTTGTGTATTTTCATTCATACCTTCTTCGCCCTCTTCTAATATTCCATTAATTACCGTCTCCTCCTCTTCGGAAGAAAGTGTCCCGAAAATTAACGGAATTCCATCTTCCTTTTTCCAATCCAAGACATAGTACGAAGGCGTGAATTCTGCACCAATGGTAGTAATCAATAAAATTTTATGAAAATCCATCATAACTCCCTTTCGTATCTTCGATTGCATGGATCGCACCACCAATTGCACATCCTCCATGCCAATATTGTATGAATCCACGTCATATTTTTTATCTCTCTTTTTTCCAAACCAAGATTGTATTAAACTTTTCATTTTGTTTCAGTATTTACTTTCCTTTGGTAATAATAAAAGATAAAACAATATTTATATTTTATTTCTCAAACCAAATCTCAAACCCAATTCTGGATACAATTTTGACCTTTCTTTTTCGCAAGTGGGCAACAGAATATTCTCAAACCCATTCTCAAACTCAAACCCTAGCAACTCTTCGCGTTCCATGCCCATGTTTTTTAACCGCCTTTCTAGCCAAACGCAACGCACGACTATTCCTAGAACAACCCTTCTCCAAAATAGAATAATCCACCGCGGCCGCTTTACCAGAAGTCAATGAACTTGCTAAACGTGCCACACCCCATGATTGAGCCGTTTGATTCGGACGAGACCCGGATGAAAAATATGCACCTTCTCCCTTCTGAATGATTTTTCTCAAAGCACCGACAGAACAACCACTCTTCTTGGCCAATTCCGCAGTCGCACCTATTTTTTCCACATCGTATATTTTCTTGGCATTGGTTACATGATTGGAAGGCTTAGAATGAAACGAAGCCAACTTCTTGCGGGTATAATACCCCTTGTGATTACGATACAAACGACGTGACTTGGTCAATTCACGTTTTTGACGAATCCTGTCTCTGAAAGACAATTGTTTGGGAACATATCTCTTGATAAAATCCATGTCTAGTTTCCGTTTTTGTTTTGTTTATATTTTACACAAAAATAATAAAACATATTTATTATTTATGAACGAATGAACTAACTAACACCTAAAACCCACTATAACCAAAAACTTACATATTGTAAGGCTTGCAATTATTTAATTCAGAATTGCCTCCACGGGATGCCATGGCTTTTTGTTGGTCTTGAGTTAAACATAAAGGACCACCTGTGGCAGTAACACCATTGGAAGTTCCAGCACATTGAGGACCACGTGCATTATCTAAATATGGAACAATGGTTTGAAATTGGTTTTCAACTGGATCCATTTTTAAACCAGCCATACCTTCATGTGTTGTTGATGGTTTTTTTCCTTGTGATGTATTATGATACATTGTTTCCATTCCTCCCATATTTGATACGAGTTTTTTTGGATCCATATGCCCCATACCTTCTGCCATAGCAGCAGAATTGGCTAAACTGTGTTGGAAAGCATAACTATTATATCCAGGGTTATAAGTAGTTGTATTAGTCAACATGAATAAAAAGGCCAACATTAAAAAAATGGCAATAAAAATATAAATAACTTGTTGTTTTTTCATTTTAAATAAGTTTAATTGCAAAAATAAATCAAATATATTCTATATTATGATTTCATTTTAACTCCCAGCAGAAAATAAAACAACAACTCATCTAAACTTTTCTTTTTATTTCATAATATATTTCTCATACCCACCACCACAAATCGAAAATCCAAAACTCGTAATGTCTAAACCATCCCAAATTTACTCCGACAATATCAATTTAAAATCCTTAATCAACAACAACGACTACCAGGATAACACCGATTATATCCGACGATGCAAAAATAGTCAAAAACTGAGAAAGGAGACCAATCACCTAAAACACATAAAATCAATCCACCAAGGAACGCAAGAAGAATTAAAAGAAAAGGCATGCACAGAATGTTATTATCTTTTCATGCATCACACCGACCTATTGAACCGCATATTGAAAGACGAATTAGACCTGCCCATGTTTGATAAAATAATCGACGCCTTAGAATCCATCGAAAATGGCGACGAAACGCAAGATTCTGCATCCACCAACATCGGACAAATGTTGGCAGATTTATATGTAAATTCAGCTCTAAAACAGAAACAATCTTCAGATGATTCAAACCAACAACCATTGGAAACAGCTCCAATCAAAAATCTCACATGGAAAGAATACAAACAATCACTCAAACCTTCTCCGCCTTAAACTTGTGCCCTTATCTTGGTCGTACTATTATTCGGACATTTCACCTGTTTTTCCTCATAAACGAAACAAGCACCAGTTTTATCTTTGTATTGAATAATATCCACGTTATCTGGGCTTGGGTAAATATATACTTTTCGTTTGAAAGGGTCGCTATACCAAACACCAATCATACCCACAAAAAAACTGAGAAAAAATACCGGAAGGTTAATGTATTTGAATAAACCAAAACCTTGTTCTTTTGCCATTCTTTATACTCGTTGTAAAATATAAGAATTTTTGCTTATATTTTATACTTAGCTTTCGGCAATCACCTTAAAATCTATTTGCCAATACCATCTGCACCTTTCTTTTTCTTCTTATTATCAGAAGAAGGAGTAGATTCAATGAAATTCACCAAATCATCAATTTCCTTGGTAGCCTTTTCAGCATCGGCTTTACGTTCGATTTTACTTTTCGGAACACTTTCCTCTCCAGCATCCCCATTCGCTTTGAAACTGAATACATTAGGGGCAGTTTGTTTCAAACGATAACTCTCACGCTTGGCATCTTCTTCTTTTTGCAATCGATTTGACTCAACTTTGGCACGTAAACGTTCCGTCATTTCTTGTTTCTTAATCATACGTTCCATTGCCCCTAAATCCATACGGGTATTCTTTCCTAATCCCATATTTCCTAAACCCCCCATGGTGGACATCATGGATTTCATGTATTGGTTCATTTCCTTACCATTCTTCATCCCCTTTAATTTAGAAAACAAATCTTTTGTTTCCTTCATCACATCGTCTTTGGAAATTTCACCTGTATCCATTTTATGTTGAAATTTATCTTGAATTTTTTTCAGTAAATCCTTCATTTTATTACCGTTCTTAAACATATTACCCACCACATCTTTCACATTTTTTACATTTTTCACATCACCCATTAGGTCTTCCAATTCCTTGTTATATTCCTCCATAATTTCAGTCGCAAAACGCCCAATTTTTCCACCTAATAATCCCTTTAAATGGTCGTTCAATTCATCCATATTTGGCATATCTTCTGCACTAAACCCGGTTCCAGCTTTTTCATTCCCAGAAGAAGAAGAAGCACCAGCACCAGCGTCATCCCCTCCTCCACCAGAACTCTTAGTTTCTTCATCATTTTTTTGGAAAAAATCAGTCAATCCTTCCAAGGTTTTCTTCATTTGGTCTTGCAATTCATTGGCATCCACTCCCTCAAATAATTCCTCAACCCCACCGAATTCAGAAGAAGAACGAATTGTTTTCATGACTAGAAACAGAATGGTTTGTAAATATTTCCAAATCGAATCTTTGGTATTGGCACTCACACCTTGGCAATGGTATAATTTACCGAAATCCACCCCAGGTAAGAATTCAGAATCTACCACATCTTCACGGTCTTCGTCCTTTTTTTTATTTGAAAAAGGCGACTTGATGTCATCTTCGTCTTCGTCGGAATCCACGTCTTCTACAATCACATCCTCATTCCCATTCACCCCCATACCACCGGCAACAGGACCGAAAATTTCCTCATTTTTATAAAGAAAATCGAAAAAACGACAAGGATATTTGTCTTTGCAGAAATCTAATAACGTACCCCATTCTGATTCCGATAATTCTGGATCTTGCCATTTTTTCCATAATTCGCTATATTCAGGAAAAGTAATGGATAAATCATTGCAGAAATCAACCATACATAATTTAAATTTTTCCATGTTGAAAGGCTCTGATGTTTCTTTTCGAACATCTTCGTCCGTTTTTGAGTTTTGTTTCAAATTACCACCACCATTGCTACTAGGTTTGGTGGAAGCATTAGATTTCTTATTTTTTGGAGGCATTTATAGTTTCTCTTTTTTAATGAAAATAAACAGTAAAACAAGAAAATCACAAGAAAAATAAATAATACAAATGGTAGTACTATTTATTAGTGTCTTTTTTTTATATCCTTTTACGCAACAATAACATCGCAATGTATCTCAATACAACCTCATACCCATTCATAGTTCGTTATTAGATATCTGTAATACCTAAATCCAAACCAGTATCCGACCTTTCCGAACGAGGCTTGCGTCGGCGACCCTTGGAAACACCTTTTAGTTGATTGGCATCATCCACGGAAATCATCGATTCATGCATCGCACTACCACCTGATACCATTTCCATCATCATTTCATTGTCTGAATTTTCCATTACAGAATTCATAAAACTTTCCATAACAGGGGCATCATAATTATTGTATCCAGAACTCATAGATTGTTCTTCGCGTCCTCGTGAAACAGGCATTTCATTTCTAAAATTCTGATTCCCAGAAGGAGCCATTGGTTTCAATCCACTCAATAAATCATTGATATTGGTACGTGGCCCACGCATTTCCGGTCGTTTCGCAGCACCACCAGCAACAGAAGATTCGTTTCCAATATCACCATACTGATTACGAATATCTACGCCACCCCCTTCACGGAAAAGAACCGAACCGTTTCTAGCCGCGTTAATATCAGGTCTTCCGGTTATTGTGCTAGGAGTAGGTGTATAATTCATGTTTCTTCCGGCCACAGGTATTTGTGCAGGTTTTCTTTGCATAGGTTGTTCGTCATCTACCATTTTATTGGATAAGATATCAGTAATAAACGACATGCCATCACTTTCGTTACTTTCCGACATGGTTTTCACCACGGAATCATGCCATGCACGCTGTAACTCCGGACTTTGTTTGACCACATCTTGAAATGCTACAGGTGTAGAACTCAGTACATTATTGGACATATGTAACATGGCAATAGAAAACCCGACTTTGCATAATAAGGCCAATTCTGGTGGAACCTTTCCACCCTTCCATTTATCATACAATTCCCCGAAAATATCTTCATAAGAATCCAATTCTTCTGTGGTCTTGTCCGCTAAACCCTCTAATTTCAACCCAAATGGATCCACCCAACTATTCGAAAATTCAATGAAATTCATCACATTGAATAAAATATCCTTTTGTAAATTAACGGATTTTTTACGACGTATTTTCTCTAAAACTGCATCATATTCTTCTTCGACTTCCTCATATGGGGTATCACGATGAAATCTCTGATTTTCTTTCAAATAACCCTTCTCATACCAACGTTCTAATTCATCAATCATACTACGCTTTTTCACACGTTTCTCACGCTCATTTAGTTGTTTGGTATCATAAAAAGATTTACTACTTGGAATCTCATTGGTTTTCGTGAATCCATCCCATGTTTTAGGGGTCTGTTTGATATAGGAACTTGGGTCGGTGGCTGCTTTTACGTCATCGGTTGTTTTAATATTACTTCCACCCCATCCGCTAAATAAACCGCCAAACATTCCGCTACTTTTTTTTTCATTTCCACTTCCACCACTATTTCCAAAATCACCACCATCTGCATTCCATGACCCACCAATCGATTCATTCATTTTTTGGTCAAAAGCACCTAAATCACCTAAATCCTTCTCTGAACTGGCTTGAGGTTGATATCCGTTATTACGCTTTTTGTCATTGATTAATAACTCAATCCCAGGCCCAAAACCTGTCGGTAAATTACTACTACCACCACTGCTTCCGAAATTAATATCTTTAAAATTAGCATCGTCATTGAAACTTATGTTTAATTTATCGTCATCTCCTAAACCCAAACCCAAGGTGCTTAAATCGATGTCCATTTTGTATAGAAAATATTTATTATTGAAAAGTAAGATTTATATCTATTCTATTTAAACTTGGGTATTTGTATTTGGATTTGGATATGTATTTATATTTTTGTATAAAAAATGAAAACACAATTCAAAACCGTTTATATATTGTTCTATATCCCAAATTCAGACGATTTTAACGCTCAATCTCAAACCAAAACCAAAAAATTCGTTTGAACTATTTTTCATCAAAAAAAACAAACAATATAAATGTCAAACCCTTTCTCCATCCAATATTTAAAAGTAAATAATCACAGTGATTTAGTAAAACAGTGGACCTACGACCCAAACAATAAAACAAAATCAAAAACAATTCCTGAACCTTACGAAGAATGGAATCCATATGAATTTGAAAAAATACAATTATACAACCCCATCCATGAACATTTTTTCGAAATGGACGACGCCAAAAGCAAAAGAGTCATGTTAAACAGTCATTATGTTTTTCACGATTTGAAAACCGTCATTCACACACCTACCCAAAAAATACACTCCAAACCAATGTTTATCAAATTTTGTCCCCTCATTGACCCTTTACGTTATCTAACTGGAAAATACAAGGATTCCACCCTAAACAGTGATTTTTTAACTATGTTGCCAACCATTGATTTAGCCAATCCAGACCGCATGGAAGAATACTTGAATTCATCCGAATTATCCCTCCAACCCAAACCAATTCGTGAAGCCATCCGTAAACTCCATGACCCCAATAATTGCGCATATGTAGACTCTTTTTTCAACTTTCTTTCTAGCAAATTACTTCATACCCACAACCTCCAACACGGAATTGATTATTATGGGTCCTTTTTAGGCATTCAGAAAAGTTATCGCTTGAATATTTATGACGATATTAATTATTTGAAACGTTACACTTACTTCAAACATAATATGAGCAAAATGTATCAAATTTACGACAAATCGTTCTTAAATTATCTTTCTTTTATTGAAAAAGAAGACAAGGGTTCTTCGAGACGTCATCGTAATCGTCTTTGTATTGAAGATACCACCGTAACTTCTGCCATTGATCCTGATACCATGTTGCTTTTGGGTATTGAAGATTTAGATTCCGAAGATGCTGCTGCAGACACAACCATATTCAAGAAACCGATTTCTTTAGCTACGGAAGTAGAATTAGACGACCCAACCGTGTTTCATGAATATTTGGACGAACTTGATACCAAAAACCAAGACGGTGAGGAACATGAAAGCGATGAACAAGACGATAAACAAGACGATGAACAAATAGATACAGAAAAGAATAGCGATGACGAAAGCGATGACGAAAGCGATGACGAAAGTGATGACGAAAGTGATGACGAAAGTGATGACGAAAGCAATGACGAAAACAGTGACGACGACGAAACAGAAGACACAGATGCATGCCCACCCGTAGACGACGAAGAAAACGAAATATTATACGCTTATATTGAAAAATTCCCAGTCCAAATGGTATGTATGGAAAAATGCGAAAACACACTTGATTCATTGTTCGTTTCAGAAGAATTAAACGATGACAATCTAGATACAGAAGGCGCAAGCATGATGTTCCAATTAGTCGCATGTTTAATTGCCTACCAACAAGCTTTCCAATTTACACATAATGATCTTCATACCAACAACATCGTATGGAATTATACCCAAGCCAAATACATTTTTTACAAAATTGGTGGAAATTATTACCGTGTACCAACCTATGGACGTATTTACAAAATCATTGATTTCGGACGTGCAATTTATCATTTCCAAGACAAACGTTATTGCAGTGATAGTTTTTCATACCCAGATGGCGATGCGTCTACACAATACAATTGCGAACCTTATTTGATACCTGAAAAACCCATTATTGAACCTAACCCTAGCTTTGATTTATGCCGTCTTGCTTGCTCTATTTATGATTTTATTGTGTCTGAAGAAGATGAAGATGATAGCGAATATTGGGAAGATGATCAAGAGACTGAAGATGATGATGCGGAAAATTGTGAGGGTGAAAATGATGATGAAAAATGTGAAGACGAAAATGAAAACCAAAATGGAAGCGACAAAGATAGTGAAAATCAAGAAAATGAAAACGAAATCCTGGAACCAATATTCACCAAATTAATCAAAAAATGGTGCCAAGACGACAAGGGTTTGAGTGTATTGTATAAAAAAAATGGAAAAGAGAGATATCCGTTTTTCAAATTATACAAAATGATCAGCCGAACCGTTCACAACCACGTTCCTAAACAAGAAATCCATCATGAACTTTTCCAACCTTTTTTGCTCTTCAATAAAGACATTGCGAACCCATCTTCAGAAAAATCTGTGTTAAAAATGATGAAAAAAGAAGATTTATGTATAGATATAGATAGTATTCCATCTTATTATCTAAATAAATAACTCCATACACACACCACAATATATAAAATAGTGTAAAACAGATATCTGAAATGAAATATTATGAAACAACGTTTGAAGAATATTTGTATCAAGTTCAACAACATAATTATCATCCCGAATTGACAACGAAATTACAAACCTTGGACATTGAAAAAGACATTCTTTTTTATGGCTCATCTGGTTACGGAAAATATTCCCAATTATTAACCCTTCTCCAGCATCACAGTCCTTCCAAATTACATTATTATAAAAAAATTTCCGTAAATATGGACCAAACCACAAATAAAACAAATTATAACATTACAATCAGTGATATTCATTTCGAAGTAGACATGTCCATTCTAGGCTGCAATTCTAAAAAAATATGGCACGAAATATTCACTCAAATCGTAGAAATCGTCAAATTACGCGAAAACCACCAAGGCATCATTGTATGTAAAAATTTCCACGCTATTCATTCCGAATTATTGGATATTTTCTATTCTTATATGCAACATTACCGATATCGACCTGTAACCCTGGAAGCCAACAAAATCAACTTAAGTTTCATTCTCATGACCGAACATTTGAGTTTCATTCCCAACGACATTGTTCAATCCTGCTCCGTCGTTCATGTCAAAAGCCCCTCCAAAGAATCGCTCAAAATCGGTCTTAATTTTCATTCCTCAGCCTATCACAACAACAACAACAACAACAACAACAACAAAACGATAGAAGATAAAACCGCCACACAGTTTCAAAAACGAATTCAACCCAAGAAGAAAAATAAAGAATCGTCGTCTATGATGAATTCTTTACGAGGATTTCTCAACGAAGATGAACATGTGGAATCAAATATTCGCAGGTCTAATAATACTCATGCCTACAAAACCGGATACAAAAACATCAACAACAAATTGGATGAAGATATACAGATTCTCAATTTGAAAGAATATTATTGTTTGTCGTTGTTGTCGTCACCTCAACACAACAACACAATCTCTCAAACCAAACTCAAAACCAAAACCATATCCACATCCAATTCTGAAACCCAATTCCCAAAAGACATTTTCAACAAAGTCTGCAACCAAATCATCGAAAAAATAAACAACATTCCTGAAACCAAAACTGCCGAATGGTTCGCATCGTTTCGTGACGATTTGTATTCCATTTTGATTTGTCAATTGGATGTATCTGAATGTGTCTTTTACATTTTGGAATATTTCATTCTTTCCGAAAAATACAATCATTTACATAAACTTTCCTCTATCCAGAAAATCATGAGTAAAATATATCCTTTTTTGTTGTATTACAATAATAACTATCGCCCGATTTACCATTTAGAGATGATTTTTTTGTATCTCATCAACGAAATTTATGGATATCCAGATACAGACAATTTATAACCAACACACAACCCCCAATATATCATTTTTATTTCCACACCAATAAAAATAATATTCTATTACCCACTCCCCAACTTGAAATTATATACAATGTTTTCCCCATTCCGGTTATAAACATCCCCTAATACCAATAAATCCTCATATATTTTACGCAACACATCATTCGGTGCAGGACTACCTATTTTGATGAATCCATGTTTCAAAAGATATTTTTTCACTTCCTGGATCGGGGTTTGATGCATTTCATGTTTCATATTATCCACTCTTTTACGAATGGTTTTATTGGGTATGAGAATCGATACTTTGCCAGGTTCTTCGAAATTGTTTCGGTTTTTTTTCGTAATTCCAGTAGTCAATTTACGCATAATCGTTTTTTTCTGTTTTTTAATTCTCAATTCCGAACCTTCTGTGGAACTAACACCTCCCATAACTTGATTTTCTTTTGCACGCATATTTTCATATATTTCTTTGGCATTTTGTTGCGCCAATTTTTCTGTTTCCGTATACAAAGGTGGCACGAAACTTGTCCCTCCTCCTCCTCCATAGGATGTCACATGTGATTGTATGGTTGAAGGCGGAACATGAACGGTCGCCATGTGAAATTCAGGTGGAATATGACCAAAAACTGGCAAACCACTTTGCACAAACATGGGTGGCACAGCAACCATTGGAACACCACCATCCGGAACTTGCAAACTCACTTTACGAGTTACCGCAGCAGCACCACTACCACCCATGTTCCATTGACGATAAGTAGGTAAATTACCAGATTTCAAACAACCATATTCAGGCCCTTTCTTAACGGTGTGGCGATGATTTATATCCAACCTTCCCCCATGTACATTCTTACCTTCCGACACATTTTTCTCCAAATTCTTGAAAAAATCAACCGATTCTTTGAATTCCGATTCTTCCTCGGCGACATTTCGGTTTCCGCCACCACCCGATGGCGGAGTATCAATAAATAATTTGGTATTCCCCCCACTTTCACTAAAAGAAGTCAACATACCTGAATCATTATTCATTTCTTCTTGTTTTTGACGATATTGTCTTAAAATTGATTTACGGCTATAGCGTGTTTTATTACCAACACCACCAACACCACCATTATTTCGCATTTTTATTTTCGGTTTTCTTGTAATATGATTCTCATACCCACCCCCTCCAGATTCATCGTCTTCATAGTTGTCTTTTGTTTTGCGTGTCCGACTATTTTTCAAATTATGAGCAAATAAATTCGGGTTGATAATGATATGTTTTTCTCCTCCACTTTCATTTTTACTCATCACCTTTCTGTATTCCTTTTATGTTATTCTTATCTGGTAGGTATATCGTAAAAAGATATTTCTATATTATGCTATATTACACAAGAGAATAATAAATTCCGCACCTTATCACAACCATCACGCCCACCCACCACCAAAAGTCCAATACCTAAATAACATTACATTATAGAATACTCATACCTGACAATTCTTTCATATAACGTTGACTACAAGATTCCACCAACAATCCGTTCGCAAAAATCCCATAATTCATGAAATAATCCTCATTATCTAAAGCTATGTGCCAGATTGGAAATTCACCCTCCTTTTCATAAGGTTCGGCATTATCATCCGTGCAAGCCATCAGTCTGTATTTATCATCGGTAATAAAAATATTTGTACTGATTTCAATTGATTTTTCTTTTTGTTCTTCAGTCATTTCTTCCACCAAAATGGAATGACAACCGGTTAAAATTAATTCCTCAAACAATTCGGGATAGTTATCAGGGGAACATTTATATAGACGTTTGATGGTACGTTCTTGGTTTCCTGGATTTTCAATCATGGATTTCCCAATCATATTAATGGGAACATATCCATGTAACAAAGTTTTCACCAAATTACCTGTACGTAAACGTTCAATAGGAACATACTCTTCTCGTTTCATATCCTCGTCATAACACAAAATTTTCGTTCCTTCCAAGAAACATGGTGGTTCTTCCCGTTTGCGAGGAGGAGGACAATGACTGCTTGATGATGAGGAGGAGCTGCTTGAGGAACTACTGCTTGAGGAACTACTGCTTGAGGAACTACTGCTTGAGGAACTACTGCTTGAGGAACTACTGCTTGAGGACCTACTGCTTGAGGACCTACTGTGACAATGACTACTCAAAGAAGATACAGGAGGGCTTGGTGGTCTTGGAGGTTTAGGTTTATGATGGTGGTGATGATGATGATGTCCAGGAGGTTTGTGATGATGATGATGTCCAGGAGGTTTGGGTTTGTGGTGGTGATGATGATGGTGGTGATGTTCTCCAGAAGGTTTTTCCTCTGATGGACAAGGTTTGTGATGGTGGTGATGTTCTCCAGAAGGTTTTTCCTCTGATGGACAAGGTTTTTCCTCTGATGGACAAGGTTTTTCCTCTGATGGACAAGGTTTGTGATGGTGGTGATGCTTGGAAGAACTACTACTACTCGAAGAACTACTACTACTACTACTCGAAGAACTACTACTACTACTACTCGAAGAACTGGGAGGACACTCAGAATGAATGCGAAATTGCCCAATTTTTCCATGATTGTAATTACAAACATACAAATGGTGTTGATAATAAAGAAGCGCCATGGGTCCATGTAAACCTGTAACCAGATTGAAACTATGAATAGAACCATCTCTCAAATTAATTTGACTAATATTATTGCTGACATAATTACTGCAAAACAAGGATTCTTCATGCACCGCTAACCCAGACCCACCCAGAAACCCAATCGCCCATTGTAAGTTACGAATCGAACCATCCGATAAATTAATCTTACTAACATAACTAGAACTACCTAAATAATTAACGCAATAGAGGTATTTCCCAGAGACAACCAATCCACGAGGATTGGTCAACCCCGATGCCCAATTGGAATTCATAATTTTCCCATCCGTGACACGAATCTGACTAATCGTTCCATTGAAATAATTCGAACAATACATGTAATCTCCGTGAATGACTAAATCCACCGGGCCCTTCAAACCAGTAGAACCTGTAGCCCAGTCAAAATTAATAAGACAACCATCCGCTAAATTATATTGACTAATAGTATGATCATTATGATCACTACAAAAAATATAATCACATGTTGCCGTAATACCATAAGCACCGTTCAAAGTAATCCATTTATAATCCGTTTTCCCACTTGAAAGATGTATGCGATTAATGGACCCATTTCCATAATCGGAACAATATATGTGATTGTTCAAAACCACCAATCCAGTCGGATTTTTAAATCCAGTAGCCCAAGTATGATTACTCATTTATTGTATGTATATATGTGTGTTGTTTTAATATATTGATTTTTATAGTTATATGATTATATGATACAAAATTGAATGTATCGTTTGCTTCTTGGTTTTTCTTATTATAGAAAAACGTATATATTATTTATGGACAAAAACCTTTGGTATAGACACATCCAATATACACCGAATCGATTGTATCAATATACCTGATACCCACCAAATAATTTCAATTCCCATAAATCCTCGGTCTTTCAAAAAAGTGAAAAAAAGTGGAAAAAAATCGCAAAAACGCCACTTTTTTTTAAACAATTTCATAAAATTGAAATCATTTTTCGTCTCTCTCAAATACATCACCTCTTGTCTTATTCATAATATAAATCGTCGTTGTCGTTCAAATCTTTGCTCAAATCTTTCTTGCACTAACCAAACTCTTTGCTCAAAATGTCTGCACCTAAAATTCTTACTGTTGAAAACTGGGATGTCGATGCCATTAAATATTTTCCACCTAAACCAAGTAATGGAGGTGGTAAAAATGTCAAATTTATTAGTACACAACTAAATAAAAACTTGAGCATCAATCTTCCTAAAACAATTCAATATGGTATCAATGATTATCTGAACAAGGACACAGGTGTTCATGACGGGAAATTCAAAATGTCTTTGAAAGTAACACATCAAGAATTAGTTGACAAGTTATTAGCTTTCAAAGAACAATTGATTGATGATGCTGTGAAAAATTCACAATCTTGGTTTGGTGGTGGAAAACCAATATTAAGAGAAATTGCTGAATATAATCTGAAATTTGCACTTTCTTATCCTGCAGTTAGTAATACAGACAAAACACCTGATACTGGTAAAAGCCCTTATTTCAAATTAAGTGTTCCTTATTATAGAGATAGTGGATGGGATGTTCAAATATATGACCAAAACAAACAACGTCTTTATCCAAACCATAATGACACAGATGTTTCACCTATTGAACTCGTTCCTAGTGGAGCAGAAGTATGCGCATTTATTCAATGTAGTAGTATTTGGATTGTAGATGGTAAGTGGGGACCTACTTTCAAGCTCATTCAATGCTTAGTCTACCCAAAAGAAGAATATAATTATCGCGATACTTGCATGATTCCTGACGACCCAAATGCTCCTGAAACCGTTTTCCCTATTCCTTATCTCACTGCCCCAATCACCAACACAAAATCATCTGAATCTGAAATTGTTCCTCAAATTGTTGTTCCTCCAAGACCTGTTCCTGCACCTGTCCAAGCACCTGTCCAAGCACCTACACCAGTTCCTGAACCCGTTGTATCCGAAACCACAGTCCTAGAAGAAGATGAAGAAGAAGAAAAACCTAAAAAAGTAGTAAAGAAAACCATTAAAAAAGTAGTATCTAGTAATGCATAAGTGGGTAATAGTATATCTTTGTAGTAATTTTGAAATTGTAATATATTAAATAAAGTCATTAATTAGTAACCTCTTTTTTTATTCACAAATTTCGCACAACAACACATAAAATAATTCTCATACCCACCCCCAATATTGAAATAGTAAAAATATCAAAAAATACCAAAAATAGCATGAGGATAAAAACATTTTATTTTTGAACAGAAAAACAAAATGAAACTCAAACTCAAAACCAAAAAACTCAAACCAAAAACCAAATACAAAAGAAAACCCAAAAAGAAAACCCGAAAAGAAAACCCGAAAAGAAAACCAAAAAACCATATCCCCGAAAACAATATCCTCTTTTTTTCATCCTTTATTTTCATCACTAATGCCATCACCGCCTATTACAAAAATGACATCCCCTATTGTATACTTTTTGCTTCCCTAACCGCCACTTCCTTGACAGTTCATACCAACGACAATTTTTATACAAACACCCTCGACAAAATCGTCATAGGTAGCATTTTCTTATACGGCGCTTATCGCCTAATAAATAAAATCTCACCAGAAACCCATCTATTCACACTCTTCCTCATTGTATTGACTTTCCTATCCAACATTCTCCTCTATCTTTATGGATATTACTCAAACCAATTCTGTTTCCATCCCCAAAAATATATCGCCGACCAATATCACTATTACCTACATGTGCTGGGAAGCATCGGGCATCATTTGATAATGCAATTGTAGTTTACAATGTATCGAAAATCACCTCATACCCACCTTTTCCCATCTTCCCCAAATGGGGGAATCAACACACCAAATTGGTCTGTTGCGCGTAACTCAACACTTCTTTCGGATATTTCATTTGTTTCAAAATATGCACCCCGCAACGAATATTGGAAATTCCCTTTTGTATTTTGTATAAATATTGCAACTCTTGGTCCACATCCCCAACATCACCATGTCCATCAACAACATCCTCATCCACACCAAACTTGACCGTCATTTGATAATTGTCCGCCACGTGTGCCATATTCGCCTCAATATGGTCGCAAATTTCCACAAAATGAGTCGTCAACATGAACCGGGCACTTTCTTGGCGTTCTTGTTTTCCCAAATAACATAGGAATCCATAGGCCGCACTCACTGCATCGTCATGGTTTGTTCCTGAAAACAATTCATCCATGAGTAAAAAGGCATTTTGCGAAGATGGTTTATTCAAAGTCTTTCTGGATGGTATTTCACACCCAGACGTCGAACATATGGCAGAAACATCAGCAGCACCATCCCCAGAAGAATCAGAAACAATCGCATCCAAGATTTCCTTTCCTCTTCGCGCTTCCGCCTGGAACAAACTGTCACGATCCGATGAATCAGGAATGTTCAAATAGGTATGGAAATGGGTATAAGGACGATAGATTACGGCATGAGAATAACATCCCATACCAAACTGTTGCGTAAAAATGAGATTCAACGCGGCAGATTTCAAGAAAGTGGTTTTCCCAGACGCATTCGGACCAGTAATAATCATGTTCTTACCTAAATCGCAATTGTTTTTGATGGCCTGTTTCGGGTCATGCGCCGGATAATACATTTCAAAGATTTGATTGTCTGGTTTTTTCTGCACTTTTTTCACCTTTGGTTTCTCTTTTGGTTTCTCACTTTCTGTATCCAATTCATTGGAATCATTTTCCAACATTTCTGTATCCAATTCCTCATCCCCATTTTCCAACATTTCTGTATCCAATTCCTCATCCCCATTTTCCAACATTTCTGTATCCAATTCCTCATCCCCATTTTCCAACATTTCTGTATCCAATTCCTCATCCCCATTTTCCAACCCATTTTCCAAACCGGATACAGAAAAATCAGCACAAGATAAATGCCCCAATTTCAAATTTCGCTGTAAATTCAACAAATGATTCTCATACCCACCGAAACCAGCTGCATAACGAATAGCCAAATCATATTCCTCATTGCAATACAATTCATAATAACACTGCAATAAATCACCGAATTCACGCAATTTCTGCAAATGAATACCAAAAGGTTCAACATTTTTCACCCATTCATGAATTTGCCCCAAGGTCTGCAGTTGTCGCTGGGTTTCAGAACAAAATTGGTTGTAACTATGAGCGGCCGAGGTGCGAACACATACCAAGAAATTCTCCATTCGAACAATTGACCTTTTAGCAAAATCACGTACCTCCAATAGATGGTTATTCACAATCTCCATATTTCGCCAAAATCGATGATAACTCACATAACTATTATAGAATTGGACACCATAAAAGACAATACAACACCCAATCATACCAATCGACTGATAATTCGCCAACCCATACGCACTAATCGATTTCGCCATTTTCCCCAGGAAACTCACCTTGGAAAAACCCGCCAGATGGAAAAAATAATTATCCATGGTAAACGGTGTTTTCGTCATCGTCATTAGGGCAATAGGTGCAATTAGAAAAATAATGAAAAACAATACCGAAAAAATGGGGGATGAAAGATGCATTAGACTGAGACATTCTAGGAACAAACTGGAACGGTTGAACTGATCCAATTGCCTGAATTCCACGAAATTGAATTTTTCTTTGAAATCCTTGGTGAGTGTGATTTCTTCCCAGGTTTTCTGAATGGGGGTTTTAGCAACCACAACAACCACACCAACACTTTCTTCCACCGATTTACCATCAACACTTTCTTCCAATACAACCTCATCCCCACTAGGCATCGGTAAATTCTGGATAATCTTTTGTGTATCGGTCAAAAAAGGAACATGGGTGGTGAAATATTTAGCATGTTCTTTGATCATTCGGGTGGAAAAGGTTTCGCTTTCCCGGTTATCGTTATCACCATTCGCTAACAACAGATACTGATACATGGTATGGTCTTTTTCCGAAACCTCCAATTCCAAATCAGCTGCTACAGTGGGTGATAGATGATGAATATGTTCTGGGTCCAAATAGGTGATGGGAAGCTGAAAAGGGTGATAGAAATTCGTCGGTATTTCTGAAATGGGCTTTTCCGTGGATTTTAGACTTTCCAAGAAAGAAAACATTTTGTATCGGGAAATATTTAGTAGAAGAATAGTAGTAAAATGAATACACGTTTATACCCTTTAAAAAATCAAACCGCAGCCGCGGATTGATTTTTTTACGGGGATTGCCCAACGAAGATGAATTCATGTGTGAATTCAAATCTTCGCCGGTCTAAATACATTTAAGTAAATATGGATTGATAATATATTGTTTTTGATTTTTTGTTGATATGACGACTGAAATAAAATATAAAATTATTTATAAAGATGCAGCAGCAATAGAAATAGAATTTGAAAATTTTTTTAATGGTCCAGTAGGAACACCACAAACAGCAACACCAGCAGATATCACAGCATTCAAAACAGCATTAAAAACTTTATTGGAAAAACAAGAACCAGCTATTGTAAAAGCATTCATCGAACAAATATTAATTATTGCAGGAAAAAACTCAACAAAAAATTTTGATGCTACTGCTACTGAACCTTTCATTTTCGCAATTGATAACAAAAATGTTGACAAAGTTCAAAGAACTTATTTAACTTTTACTGGAACAAATTCTACCAATACGAAAGTAAATTTTAATCAATACAGTGTGGATACAATAATTTTTACAAATATAGATACAGAATTATCATCTGTTTTTAATACCAAATTACTTACTATGAAATATTCTGATTACATAGCATTAACATAAACATTAACAACAGTATAATAATACCTCAAACCCACCCCAATAAAAACAAAAACAATATGAACAATTCCATCAAAGAAATCATTCATATAATATAACCCAAAACCCCATAAAATGCAACAACAACCCCAAAAAAGATTGAATGAATCCCTGGCCAACCTCATGAACGAATTGGCCACGGCAATGGCAAAAAAGGGCGACCAAATACGTTCCCGTGTCTACAAAAAAGCCGAAGAAACCATTCTCTCTTTCCTAACCGACATTACCAATCCCAACGACCTCAAAGGCAAACCAGGTATAGGTCCAATCATACTAGAAAAAATAAAAGAATTTGTAGAAACTGGTAAAGTACAAGTTTTAGAAAACGAAAAAGCAAAACCAGAAAATATTTTAACCGACGTTTACGGCATTGGACCCAAAAAAGCCCAAGAATTGGTCGAAAAAGGCATCACAACCATCCCACAATTACGCGAACGGCAAACGGAAGTCTTGAATGAAACACAACAAACGGGCTTGAAGTATTATGAAGACATTTTAGAAAAAATACCGCGTGAAGAAATCGACCAATACAACCAACAATTTTCTAAA